AATCACGTGCTGCCGTAAAGCGTATTGGTAAATAAATTAAATCCTTCTTCATACATATAGAAGTTCTTCATGTGAACTTCCATAGCAGAGAAGCACCTCAGTGTCGGACTTCTCTGTAATTGGCTTATGGCCCTTACGAGGATACCCATTAGCCGTCTAGACGGTGGGAAAGACCACAAACAAATGATCAAAAAATTTTCAGCTGAAGAAAGTAAATATCTATTAACATTTAACAATGGCCCAACAGGCAACCCATAGTAATGCCTCACTAACCAGAGCTGGACAATCCAACTCGACAGGTGACGCAAGAGCACTTTACCTTAAACTCTTTTCGGGTGAAATGTTCAAAGGATTCCAGCACAATGCAATAGCTAGGGATCTTGTGATGAAGAGAACTCTTAAAAATGGTAAGAGTTTACAATTCATCTACACAGGACACACAAAAGCCGAGTACCATGTACCAGGCCAGTCCATACTCGGTAACAGTGATGGAGCACCTCCTGTAGCTGAGAAGACTATTACAGTAGATGACCTACTTATTAGTTCAGCATTCGTATACGAGCTAGACGAAACATTGGCTCATTATGAATTGAGGGGAGAGATCTCCAAGAAGATTGGATACGCTCTTGCACAGAAGTATGACAGATTAGTATTCCGTGCTATTGCACGTGGAGCTAGAGCTGCTTCTCCAATCACTAAGTCTGGTTTCGTAGAGCCAGGTGGAACACAGATCCGTGTAGGTACAAACGCACAGGCATCTGATGCTTACAACTCTACCTTCCTAATTAACGCTTTCTATGATGCAGCTGCTGCATTAGATGAGAAAGGTGTTTCAACTGAAGGTCGTGTAGGTGTACTTAACCCAAGACAGTACTATGAGCTTATCCAAGCTGTAGGATCTAACGGTCTTGTAAACAGAGATGCACAAGGTACAGCCTTGCAGTCTGGTAACGGAATCATTGAGATTGCTGGTATCAAGATCTACAAGTCTATGAACATACCTTTCTTCTCTACATATGGTACTAAGTATGGTTCTGCATCTGCTACAAACCCTGGAGTAACATCTCCTCAGAACGTAGGTTCTTTCGTTGGTGAAGCTATCGAAGATGCTGCTGCTGACGTAACTGGAATCAACAACGAGTACGGTGAAGAGACTGAATTCGCTAACTCTTGTGGACTTATATTCCAGAAAGAAGCTGCTGGTTGCGTTGAAGCAATCGGACCTCAAGTCCAAGTAACATCTGGTGATGTATCAGTCGTTTACCAAGGTGACGTCATTCTCGGACGTCTCGCAATGGGAGCCGACTATCTAAACCCAGCTGCTGCTGTGGAACTTGTTGCTGGTGCTGCTGCTGGTTCATCCGGTAACGCTGCATTCTAAGCACACATTTATATGGGAGACTTCGGTCTCCCTTTTTTCTTTTATAATATTATGCCTTTTCCAACCACTAACGCTACTCAAGAATTACCTGCTATAAATCAGATCCTGTCGTCATGTGGTCAGGCACCTGTTACATCTCTAGATCAAACCAACCCAGACGTTGCGATTGCTTACGATACTTTACTACAAATATCGAGAGAGGTACAGGCTGAAGGCTGGACATTCAATAAAGAATATCATTATGAGTTTACTCCTGATAATGATGATCAAATATCCATACCATCTAACATCTTACAAATCAAGTTAACAGAGAATTCGGCTAACATGGATAAAGATGGTGTTAGGAGAAATGGTAAGTTATACGATAGACATAACCATACATATGATTGGACAGATGAAACTGTCGAATGTGACATTGTATGGAAATTTGACTGGGTAGATTTACCACAACCTATTCAAGATTTTATAGTAGCTAGAGCAGCTACATTTGTATCTCAACGTATTGTTGGAGATTCAGCACAATACCAAATGCTACAACAGCAAGAAGCTTACATGAGAGCTTTAGCGTTGGAGTATGAAACACAGCAAGGTCAGTTTACATTCTTTGGACACCCTCAAGGACATACTAATTACTACCAAAGCTATCAACCTTTCCATGCTTTATCACGATGACAGCTGTAACTCAACGAATTGACAACTATCTAGGTGGAGTATCTAAACAATCTGATGACAAGAAACTTCCAGGTCAAGTCCGAGAGTGTCTTAATGGTTATCCTGATCCCACCTTTGGTTTAACAAAAAGACCAGGCTTTAAATGGATTGCAAACTTAGGTACAGGAACTACATATGACTCATCTAAGTGGTTCTACATACATAGAGATAATGATGAGAAATATATAGGATGTATTAAACCTGTACCTGATGGAGGCTCTACAGGAGACATAGATATATGGAATGCTGTAACTGGTGCAGTATGTACTGTTAACTACGGTACAGGAGCACAGGCATACCTTACAGGAGCACGTACAAACTATCACCTATTAACTGTACAAGATACATCTATAGTAACTAATAATTTAATAACAGCTGATAAAATTGCTGATCCATCTTATACAGCTAATAAGCAAGCTACCTTAGAATTAAGTGGTTCATCTATTTCAATAACATATGTAATTGTAATTGCTGGAACTACTGTTACTGTTAATACAGATAGTGATGATACTTATGATGATGCATTAACTAAATTGAAAACTGGTATTGATGCAGCATCTATATCTGGATTAACTACAACTAAATATCAAACTACACTACAGTTAACTAGAAGTAGTGCATTCACTATAACTGCTACTGGTGGTAGTGCTAACTCTGCTATCAATGTATTCCAAGATCAAGTAGATAATATATCCCAACTACCTACACAAACAGCTCATAACCATACAGTTAAAATTATTAACACTGCATCTGATAAAGATACATACTGGGCTAAGTTTGTAGCAGATAACGGTACTTCTGGTCCAGGTTTCTGGGAAGAAACTAGAGATCCTAGTAAGTCTGTAGGCTTAGATAATACAACTATGCCACATGAATTAGTTAATAATTCTACTAATACATTTACATTTCAAAAGATAACTTATACTGAGAGATTAGTTGGTGATGATGTAACCAATGATCATCCTAGTTTTGTTGGTCAAAAGATACAACAGTCTTTCTTCTATAGTAATAGATTAGGATTACTATCTTCTGATAGTGTTATACTTAGTCAATCTGCTCAACATTATAACTTCTACCATACTTCAGCTCAAGTAGTAACAGATGCTGATCCTATAGATCTTGAAGCATCTACTACTAGACCAGCTACACTACATGGCATATTACCTACTACACAGGGTTTAGTATTATTCAGTAAGAATCAGCAATTCCTGATGACTGCTGAAGATAATATCTTTACACCTACTAAGACAACTATTAGAACTATCTCTAACTATGAGATGGATGATGGTGTAGATCCTATAGATATGGGTACTACTATTAACTTCATTAGTAAGACACCAAGTTATACACGTATATTTGGTATGGTTACTAGAGGTCAAGACGAGAACCCACAAGTATTAGACGTAGGTAGAGTTGTAAACGAATGGGTACCAGCTACTGTAGATACATTCATAGCTAGTACTCAGAACCAGTTCATAGCTATGTCTAGTCAATCTGAAAATAAAGTATATTTCTATCTTACATATAGTGATGGAGAAAAGAATATAGTACAATCTTGGTTTAACTGGCAGCTTCCTGGTACTGTACAGACTATAGCTGTAGACCAAGATGAATTCTATTCTGTTACTAAACAAGGTAATCAGTTTACATTAAGTAAAGCTAGTCTTAGTCAAAGTCCTTCTGACGCTATCATTGTTAATAATGATGGACAAAGAATTAATCCTTGTATAGATCTCTATGCAACAGCTAGTTCTGTAGCATGGGATTCTACTAATGAAATATCTAAATGCTATATACCTTGGGTTAATGTAACAGGATTAACTCCTGTCCTTCTAATCAAGGGTACAACGGCTACAGGGCAGTTCATTGACTCTGGATTTACTATCACACCAAGCACAGGTTCCGACGGCACTGGAGCCTATTTTAGCGTCCCTAGAAAGAACTTAACAAGTATAGCTAGTGACGTAATTGTAGGTTACAAATATGACTTTGATATAATACTACCTAAAACCTATTATAGAATAGGTGAAGGTATGGTTAGAACAGACTTTACTGCTAACCTTACAGTTGCTAGAATGAAGTTTGCTGTTGGTCTTTCAGGGCTTATGGCTTTCAAACTTAAGTCTACTGGTGTAAGACAAGGTAAAAGAGAATATACTGGAAATGGTAGTACAACCATATATAACTGGATTGAAGAAGACTTAGACTATACAGATAAAGATCAGATAAAAGTAACACTAGATGGTGTTGCTACTACTGCATTTACTGTATCAGGAGATACTCAGATAACATTTGATAGTGCTCCTGGTAATAATGTGAAGATTGTTATATACCTTGATGAATGGTATAACTTGAATCCTACACAAACAGCTGATACATATCTAGCTAATGATATTGCTTTAGCAGAACAATCAGTATTTACAATACCAATTCATCAAAAAACAAACAACTTCCAACTTAGAATATTTAATGACTCACCATTCCCTGTGTCTTTAAACTCTATGATGTGGGAAGGAAACTACTCACCGAGATTTTATAGGAGGGCATTATGATGAATGAGTTTGGCACTCCCATGGGTGACATGGAGATGTCAATGCATTCCAATCCAGCTAAAGCTATGATGCAAGAGCAATTAGCTACAGCTGGTATGGAATCAAATTTTTGGGGTGCAGTAATAGGCGGTGCTCTGGGTCTTTATGGTGCTAGTAAAGCATCTAGTTCAGCTAAGAAACAAGCTGAAAAACAGAACGAGGCTACTCAAAGACAGTATGAGTATGATCTTGAGATGTATGACTTGAATCAAGAAAAGATTCTAGCAGACAGAACACATGCTGCAGAAGGCATTGAAATACAAGCTAGGAACGAAAGAACACTAGCTGATTTTAAAGATGCTTCTAATGCACGACAGTATCAATATAACTTACAGATAAGAAATAGAGAACAAGAATCTTTAAATCAACAGTTTTTAAAATCTGATTTACTATATCATGATCAGATTAATTTAAACCGTTTAGCTGAAAAAACTGCCCAAGATAATGAATATAGAAAGTTAGAGGATATACAAGCTGAAGCTGCTTTCGATAGAGAAGAAGCTAATATCCAACAACTTATTAATGAAGGTAAATTTAGAGCTAGAGGAGTTAGTGGTAAATCTGCTGACAAAGCTTCTCAAGTTACTTATGCAGAAATAGGTATGGCTTTAAGTCGTATCAATGAATCAGAAAATAATGCAGGTATGCAAGCTATGGCTGTATTAGATGAGATAGCTCAAGATAGAGTCTCTGCAGACTTAGCAGCTTTTGCTCAGAAGATGTTACCGCCTGGTATCATACCTCAACCACTACAACCACTAGCTACACCAG